TGGTAGAGTCTTTTTCATAAACCCACATAGCAGATGGAAAAATAGAGTATAAATTCTGCTGTGTTTCAACGCTATCTAGTTTCAATGTTACTTGAGTTCTAAAATTACCCTCTAAAGAAACATCAAATACTTCAAATCTATAAATAAATGTTGGTTGAAGTTGGTTTATACTTTTATCTGTTACTTCATTTGTCTTTTGACTTTCTAAAGCTAAATCATTAACAGTCTTTGCAGCTTTTGGAATAATAAAAGACAAAATATCTCCAGCTTTAATAAAATCATATTTATCATCAAGAGTTACGATTCCAGCATCAGTGACACTAATAACTCTTCCACCCCTTCGTCCTGACAATTTTAACTGATCTGTTATCGATATCACATTACCTGGAGCCAGTAATAAAGCCTCTGGACCCGCCGTAAAAGAGACCAATTCCTCTTCAACTTGATTTGTTATTAAAAACCATTCGCCTATTCTTTTAGCTTGCGATTTAGAAGTAATGCCTAAACCAATAATTTCTTTTTCAATATATCCATATCTCCTAATATTAAACTTATCTTCAACATAAACCGTTTTATCTTTAAAAGAATCTGTTTCATCAGAATAAACAACTTTTGCGACGGTGTATCTTGTATCTTTTGAAGATCCCGTATAATTAAAAATACCGTCTTTAACATTAGAATTATTAAAGAAATAAATGGGCAATTTAGGTCTATCACTATCAAAATTAATTAAATTGTTTGACCAATATACCATACCCTTGAAAACAGAAGAAATATTATTAACCAAATTAATAACATCTGTTTCATTTGCGATTGATAAGTTACATCGAAATCTTGGCTCAACCAATGGAGAGAATCCTTGATATTCACTAGCGGCAACACCACTATCTTGAACATAATTTACAATATCATCATTAGAAAAAATTTGTTGACCAAGAAGATAATTATTAAAATCGGCATAAGTTGGATCTGAAGTACCAACTAAATCCAAAATATCCATAAAAACCCTCTTATAGATATTTATTTGTTTTGGATCATTATACTTTTCATAAATATAATTTCTTATGTTTGGAAAAAGAGATAATATTTTGTGCAATCCAAAAGGATTGATTAAAGTAATGGTAACACCTTCATTATTACAGCAAAAATCAAGATCATAAATAATTGCTCTATAAGATTTATAAACTTCTACTTGCTCACCATTTTCATCTATTTCTTCAAATTTTAAATTAACTAAATTAATATAATCAAAAATTTTGAAAAAAGATGTTAATTTTTGACCGGGCGTATAAATAGATATTTTATTTTCTGATAAACTATAAATCGACTGAACCGGAAAACGCGACACAGCATTTGTTGGAACCATTTCATCACAATACTTGGCAATTTTATATAAATTCCATTTATCAACAAGATTTTGCTGAAGACCAAATTTACCAACCCCATATCGATTGTTAGTAATTATATCATATAAAATCCAAGCAGGATTATCCGTCCATCTTAATACTGCATCAAATTCTCCATTCCAAAATCCATTATAAGATTTTCCTTCAGCATCGTAATTTTCAGGAACTTTTATCTTTAATAATTTTAAATCAAAACTTCTATTAGGAGGATTTGCAAATCCTCTACCGTCAAAAACGCTTAAAAAATAACAACTATTTGGATATTTAAATTTAAGTGAAGTAACTTCTGTAATATTAGTAACGGACAATGATCTAGCGTTTTTAAAATCTGTAGGATTTTGTTTTGGTGAAAAATTATATACTCTAATGAAAGGCTGCAAAGAAAAATCAAAATCTGAAACATCAAAAAACAAATCAAAAGCATAAGGACTCGTTGAAATACCGTATACTTTATGAAAAATAAAAACGCTATCAGAAGGTTTTAATTTATAACCGATTTCGACACCGAACGTCGCATTGTTAGGCAGCGTTGATCCGTCATCACTAGTCGTATACAAACCATTTAATTTAAGAGAAAGAAATAAATAATCTGTAATTTGTTCTTTAATTTCATGATAAACACCAAAACATTCTTGAAAATTCTTAGGATTAAAAGCTCCTTTTAAAGATGTTAAATCTGTATCTTTTAAATTAAAACTTTTATCTAATTGAAAATTTTTAAAAATTAAAATACTTGAAGAATGATTAGAACCTTTTGCGTGGTTAGGAGAAACAGAATTAGCTATTCCATAAATTATTTTATCAAAACTATATGCCACACCCGGATTAGCAAAAGAAAAACCACCTATACCACCAGCTGGCAAAAAGCTTTGAAATTCTGTGCCAGATCTTGAATAAATGTTAACTCTATTGTAATTATAAGAATTAGTTAAATCGTTAACAATAGGATAATCGTTTAGATAAATACCTTTTAAAATTTCTATATTATTTTGACCATTATCAAATAAAACTAATTCATTTCCATCTGGACCAACTAATCCAGCAAGAGGACCTTCTCCAATTAGATCTTGAACAAAATATTTAGAACTTGACTCTAAAACATTACCCGCAGCACCTTGCTTAACAAAAGGAGCAAAACTATCACTCCTTGACTGCAAATAACTAAACATTCTAGAGCCAAAAGAATCAGAAGAAGTCATAAATTAAATAAAAGCCGAACTTAAACCAGATGAAGTATTTTGAGATATTGAATTCAAATCAAAATCAGAAGTTAAATCAAAATTTAATATAAAAGCATTTGTTACATTTGAACCAAGACGCAAACGACCATAATTCAAAGATAAAGCAGTGTTTCTTGCTGCTATATTATCTTTATTAGAAAATATGTAAGAAGCTGTTTTCACTGAATTCCCAGGACTTTTTGGACCAAATAATTTAGAAATCAAAAAACTGATACCAAACAAAATTAATGCAGTAAGTAAAAAAGCGACAATATTCGCCAATAAACTGTTTAAACCAATCGCAATCAACGTGGTAACCAAAGCTGTAAAAATACCATTAAATTTACAACAAGGTATTAATTCAATTGATTTAGCGTTTTCAATTTCAAAATCAAGATCACCGAAATCTTTATAAAACAAATTACCATCAATTAAAACAGCAAAGCCCAAGCATTCTTTTCTAATTTTATTTATCTTTTTTTCGTAATCATTATAATTTGCAGCTAGTGAAGAGAAAATATCTTTAAATTTAAAAACACGCAAACTAATTTGTTTACAAAACAGCTTCTTCAATAAACCATGAAAAATAATAGTTTTCATTAATTTTAAATATTTGCGCTTAATAAACCAGAAGAAGCTGATGAAGATAAAGATGAAATATCAAAATCAGAAGTTAAATCAAAATTCAACAAAATAGAACTTACAATGTAAGAATTCAAACGCAATCGACCATAAGACAATGGAATAGAAGCATTTCGTTGAGCCAAATTCTCTTTACTAGAGAAAATATACGAAGAAGTTTTTACTTGATTAGGTTGCTTAGGACTTAACAATTTAGAAATTAAAAGACTAATACCTATTGAAATAACTGCGAAAATAATAGTATTAATAGCAAAAGCAAGAAGAGCATTAACCTTAATTGCCGTAAAAGCTATTGTTGCGGTGGCAGCAATACAAAAACGAGACACAGGAATAAGTTCGAGCTTTTTGAAAAGATGAAAATTAGCGTTTAAAGTTTTAAGATTAGCGATTATTTTATCATCAGCCAAAATAATCAGACCATGAGCTTTTTTTAAAAACACATATAACCTAGAATTGAGCTTTTCAAAATTGCTCAATAAACATGAAATCAATTCATCAAAAGAATCCACTTTAACTTGAATTCTAGGACAAGTTAATTTTCTGAGTATTCCATGTAATACGACTTCCTTCATTTTTAATATTTACACTTAAAAAACAATCATAATTTAAACTATATATTATAATAGGAATATCATAATTTTTTAAAAAAAATACATCCTCTTCAGAAGGATGCAAAACATGCAAATGACTATGAAAAGAAAAAATAATTTTCTTTTTTACGACAGAAATAAAAAACTGAGGAGGAGGATAATAAGAATGACAATCATTTTGCAAAGATGGATAATACAATATATTTAAATTTTCATCTATCAAACCACCAGATTCAAACGGATAATTATTTAACAAAAGTTTTTTTATACTCAATAAAAGATTTTTATGTTTGATAATTGTAGGGTCGAGTTCCAGGAAATCCTCCATATGGTAATCCATCTTTATGATTAAGCCATCTTAAAGAACAACCAAATATACTTTTCGAACAATTATCTTTAACCCAATATTCATTATTATATCTTGGATCTTTTCCAGAATTTCCCGTTGCCACGCATACATAGGTAGATAAAGAGACGTTATCTTCTGAAAACTGATAAGTATCTCCAAAAAAGTTATAATTTACAGAATCAGAATAAACAACAAAATCGCCCGGATCATAAGTACTTGTAGAAGACCAAGAGTTTTTAAATGTAATTTGTTTTAAATTATAACCATTTTGAGCATAGAATAATCTATCATTTTCATCAGCATATGGAAGCCCTACATTTAAATTACTTGATCCAAAAACAGTTTGCGCCGAAATATTAACATTGTTGACCTTAACAAATTGATCTTCATTAGTGATTGTGCGCCAAGGTATTTTGCCATAATTACATCCACAACCACGAAATGACCAAGAGCATAAATTATCTGAAATCTTTCTATTGGGCAAAGATTGATTTTCGTAATCAATTGGGCTAGATAGTTCAAATTCAATTGTATATTTGTTTTCTTGAACTTTTCTATTAATTACATATGTTTCTTCAAAAAACGTTTTACCAAAATTATCTGGACCATATCGCTTTTTACGATAACCAAAAAACGGATTTACAGAGTTTGAAAAATTTGCATCATCTAAATTTTTAACAAATACTTTTAATCTTTTTAAATTTGAATTGACTAAATTATTTTTATTTTTAATTACATCTGTAATAACACCATTGATGTTTGCTATTCTTATAGTTGGTCTGCTTTGTTTGCCATCAGCAGAAAACTCAAAACCACTATACTCAATAGGAACAGCGATATATTTATTACCCCTATAAATTATAAAATTATTAAAATTTTTTCCTGCATGAAATCGCAATACACCAATAGACTCACTTATATAAATTTCAAATAAATCAACAAATGAATCTGGATCTAAATCTAATAAAGCTTGTGCTGTAATCGCGTCAGCCATAATTAACCATTTTTAATTTTTCCTAAAATATTTAACCTATCCGTAGTATTATAATACATACTAGAACTAGATAATTCAACAGTAGCATTAATATAAAGTTTTTGTTTGTATTTATTAATAAGTTCTTTTCTTATAATCTCCAAAGGATCATAAGAAGTAAAAGGCGGAAATTGTAAATTTTTATAAACCAAAGCTTCATACAGCTTAACACTATAAAAAGGACGAAAAGAACCTGAATTGTTTTTAGTAAAAGGTTGACCTATAATTAAATAACCAGAAGATTGACTAAGAAAAGGATCTTTATTATTTATTCTATAAGAAAAAAACGTGCCTAAATTATCAGAACCGCAAAAGTATGAATATCCAGCACGATCCTTAACAATACCATTGTAGAAAAGACAAAATTTTTGTTTATTTTTTATCAAAAGCTTTTGAGCGTCTGTTCCATATTGATCAATTGCATAGGAACGAGAAAATAATTTAGGAAGAGTTTTAAAAATCGGAACTGTTTCAGCAACTAATATTTCAGAAGTTAAAATACCAAAACAATCTCTAAGAAGATTAAAATTACAAACTGTTTCTTTATTATTAGTGGTAATTTTCTTATAAATATTTGAATGTAGCCCTAAATTAAAAGCTGGAATATTATAACTTTCGGAAAAATATTCTTTAGTTTCCGCAGTCAAGGCATCTTTTGAAAGCATTGAGAATTTTAAATCAGGTAAATCAAATTCTGCACCACAAGGAGATATAGACGAACCAATAGAAAAATTTTTATTCAAAGAATTGCTGAGTGAATTTCTATAATTAAAATACGTAACATCAGAAAGCGTCAAAGAAGATGCAGTACAATTAGAAACAACACCAACAGCAGAATATAAATCATCAGGATCAGAAATTTTTAAACGATCACCAACAGCAAAATTTTGAGACGATGTACTGCTAACTTGAATAGTTTTTGTATTAGCGCTATAAACACCTTCAGCTTGAGAAAAAGCTAACATACCAGCTTGATAATCCATTTCAACGACATAAAAACAAAATAAATTATCAAGATTTGTAAAATCTATAGATTTTTGAACATGTATACCTTTACTTGAATCAGTTAAATTATTACTGTTAAATAAATTAATATAATATCTATTTAAATCAAAATTCGTATCCTGTTGTGGAGTTACATTAGAATTGCTTTCTAAAGTGAAATCTCCAAAAGAACCACCATCACTAATCGCAGAACCATTATTAACAACACCAGAAAAACAACCAGTAAAATTTAAAAATGTTCCAGTTTGATAAATATTCACATCAGGAATAGATGAGTATTTATTAATATTTAATGTGCATTTATTTTGAGCGTCTTGAACACAATTGATTGCGTATCCTGCGTCATTTTCTGAATTTATTTTTACAATATTTGACGTAGTTAAAGTTGAAATTGCATTTTGAAGATTAATACTTCTTGATTCTGTAGCTATATCAAGAGAACCAATTAAAACTTCTGGCTTATAACTTTTTTCACCTAAACCGCCACCACCACCACCGACCATAATTAAAGATCTAGTGAAATCCGGTAATTTACTTTTTTGATCTTCAGTTAATTTCGGCAAATTTGTAGAATCGTATTCTAAAACTGTAGGCGGATTTGGTAAGTAAGGCATATTATAATAAATCTTTTTCTAAATTAATTAAACTATACAATAACTGCTGTTGAGAAGGATGATCTTTTTCTGCATTTGATGAGTCTACTCTGTATTTATTTGCAAAAGAGCTTCCATTTCCATTTCCAAACGGAGCCCCCGCACCTCCATAAACAACAACATTATATTTGAAAAAATCATATAAAATTCCTGCACCTTTAGTTGTGCAAAAATTATTATTCAAAGAAACAGAGGTATTATTAAAATCCGAATATAGTTGTTGAACTTTTTGATAATCATATGTCAAACTGTAATTAGGACCGGCAAGACCATTGTATTTATATGTTGGAGAAAGATTAAAACTATCTTTCAAGGTAGCATATTTACTGTTTTGAGTATTAACAATATCATTAAATAAAATATTATCACCAGCACCACCACCGCCATC